CAACCGATAATTACAAAATTGAAGGGCTGGATTTTAAGAGGGTGAAAACCTGTTTTGACGGCCCGATAACCGTTACTTATGCGGCAGGTTATGCAGAGCTTCCTGAAGATTTGAAATTAGCCGTGATGTGCCAGGTTGCATGGCTGTATGAACATAGAGGAGATGAGCAAATGAAAACCGGCTTATGCGAGCAAGCAAAACTTTTACTTTCTCAATACAGGAGGGTGTTATGATAGGTCAAATGAACCGCAAAATAATTCTAAGGTCATACACTCACGGACAGACGGCCGGAGGAGGTGCTACTAAAGTTCTGGATGATGAATTTGAACAATGGGCGAAAGCAGAGGACAGAAGCGGCAGACCCTTCACAAGTGAAGGGCAGGGGCTTTATAACTACGATATGAAATTCACATTTAGAGCCTATCCTTCCAGAGAAATCACATCACAATTTTATATTGAGTACGAAGGAAAGAATTATAAAATAGAGGATTTAATTAAACAGCAGGAAGGAAAGAATTTTTACTGGATAGCCCGATGCTCAAAAGTTGACAATGTTTAGCCAGCTTCCCATATTAGACAATCCGGACGGCAGCGAATTTCTTATCGTGGAGAAAGACGGAGTGCCGATGAAACTACCCTTATACTTAGCGGTAGGCATCCCTGCTCCTGTAATAGCTGCAGCACCCACATCATTTACTCCAACGGTTGTAGATCATGAGCAGATAGATTTAACATGGTCAGGAACGGCTGATAATTTTATTATTGAAAGATGCAGGGAGAATGACGGAGCATGGCAGCAGATTTACAGCGGAGCAACGGCATCATTTAGCGATACGGAACTTTATCCGGAGGAGCACTATTATTACCGGTTAAAATCGCAGGTTACATGGGAATTTGATAGCGAATGGGTATTAACGGACGAAACAACAGATCCAGCACCATAATGGGTTTTGATATAAATATAACGGGCGATGTAAACAAGCTATTCAAGGAGCGTACCCGCACTTTGATGGATAAGATTGAGAACGAAATGGATGCTTTCGGGCAGCAGACGGTTAGTGATGCAAAGAGGCTGGCTCCGGTAGATGAAGGTAAATTGAGGCAGAGTATAAGCTATGAAAAAGGGATTGAGAAAAAAAGTTTTTTTATTGAAATAGTTGCCGCTACTAATTACGCTGCATACCTGGAGTTTGGCACTAAACGGTTCGCAGCCAAATACGTAGCAACGCTTCCGAAAGAATGGAAGGAATTTGCGGCAATATACAAAGGCCCTGGCGGTGGTTCTTTTGATGAATTTGTAATGAGGTTGACAAGGTGGGTAAGAATGAAGAAGATTGGAGCAACTTACAGCGTACAGACAAAGAGGCGTGACAGGGTTGGAAAACAATCGGCAGCAACAACAGCCGAAGCAGATGCCTATGCCATAGCCCTGCATATTATGAGGAACGGAATAATGGCTCAACCTTTTTTATATCCTGCCATAGAAAAGAACCGGATTAAATTATTGAAGAATTTAAAAGCATTGACGTGAGAGATATAAACAGAGCGTTACGTGTGGCATACGTTGCTAAACTTACAACTCCGGCTATTCAATACAATAGCGCAAATGTTCCTGTGTGGTATGGAGAAGTACCGGCAAGCGAAACGGCTAAAAATTATATTGTTATTGGGCAGATAGATAATACAGATTTATCAACAAAAAATAGTGATGATACCAATACGATCATCAGGGTAGCCATACACACCCATGACGAAGTAATGAATGATGGAGATGCAGTTGATTATATTGCCGGAGAGGTTTTAAAGCGTATCTGCCCGGCTGATAAAACCCAGATTGATCTCTCAGCAGATAGTTTACAAATGGTTTCAACGGAAGTTAGCGGAGATTTTTTACAGGATTATCAAACCGAAGGATCGAGAAAATACATAGACAGGGTGCTAACTTTCAGGCATTCTATTTTCCAGAAATAAAAACTTTCTTTATACAAGCCACAAGCCTTGCAGCCTCAATGCAATTCTACTTTTATATCATCATAAAAATCAATTAAGATGGCAGAAAGAAAAGTAAAAGGGTCGGACATTCTATTGTTTATTGATCCTTTAGGCGGCACTGATTATTCGCTCATTGTTTGCCTTACTTCGCAATCTCTCAATAGAACTACCAACGAAATAGATGCAGCCAGTAAATGCGGCCCTGACACTCAGCCGGGCGACCAAACTATTGATATTTCATTTGAAGGACAGAAAATGCTCGGTCTTGATACGGATAGAATAAGTATTGGTGATTTACATGATCTGTGGGCTGCTAAAACAACCGTTGGATGGAAGTACGGCCCTGCCACTCCTGTGAGCGATGATGTCAGTTATTCTGGCACTGGTTGGATTTCTTCTTTAGAAGAAACCGATGCCAATAACGAAACAGGCAGCTTTTCAGCAACCCTTCGTCCTTATGGTTCTATCACTAAAACAGTAACAGCTTAATGAGTTATTTAAGATTAAATATCGGCGGCCAAGAAAGAGGACTGAAATTTAATCAGATGGCCTATGTGTTGTTTTATCAGCATGTTGACCTGGCAGAATACATGGCTACCATGTACTACGCTATCATTTATGCAGGCCTGAAAGCAAACGCATATGTAAAGCGTGAAGAATTTGAACACTCTTTTGAACAGGTGTGTGAGTGGGTGGACGAGATGAACGATGAATATAAGGCAGCGGCTTTAAAAGCATTTAGCGAAACTACCATCTGGCAAAAAGCTATTGAGGAAGGCAAGAAAGAAACTAAAACACCTGAACAAAAAAAAAGGAAACAGCAGACCACCTCGAAGAAAGTTTAAAGTTTGCCCTGGGCGTTCTCGGATGGACACCATACGAATATTATTGCAGTAGCCCTTACGAGTTCCATTGTGCTTGTGAGGGCTATTTTATTAAGCTCGAACATCAGGCACAATTACACCGGGCAGGAGCTTCAATAGTTCATTCAAGTTTGGTTCAGAAACCTTTACCGCCTCACAAATTATGGCCATTAAAGGGAGATAAAAAAGAACCTGACGTGATAGTATGGGGAGATACACCGGAGGAGGCTAAAAAGATGTGGGAAAAAATTAAAAAAGCGCACAATTTAAAATAAATGGCAGATGATTTAAAAGTCCGGATGGGCGTTGACATAAATGGCGTGCTTCAGGGAATGAAGCGTGCAGAAAAGTCATTGGAGGACTTTAAAAATCAGGCTGCACGATTTAAACAGGCACTTGATAAAGCTACCGATCCGAAAAGTATTGAAAGGTTAAATAGGGCTATTGAATCTACAAATGCTAAAATAAAACTGATTCAGTCGGCTGGCACAAAGTCGTTTGATAATATTAAGACCGGAGCTAATCGAGGCGCGGCGGCAATGACCGACTTCAACAGAATATTGCAGGATTCTCCCTACGGGATTATTGGTATTTCAAACAATATTACACAGTTGGGAGAATCTTTTGGTCGATTAAAAGTTGAGACCGGTTCTACCAAAGGAGCATTGCAAGCAATGTTAGCATCTCTTTCAGGAGGTGGTGGCATAGGGTTAGCTATAACAGCAGTAACCACAGCACTAACATTTGCATCCGTAGGGCTAAGCGCTTGGACGAGAGGATTAAAGGATAGCAAGGATCAGATTGAAAAAACAAAAAATGCGCATGATGAAATTATAAAATCGCTGGGTGAGGAAAAGGTTAAAGTAGATTTAATTATAGCCGCAATTAACAACGAAAATCTTTCCCGAAAACAAAGGCAGGAGGCAATAAGACAATTACAGGCCATCTCTCCTGCTTATTTTGGAACATTAAACACAGAAAAGGCGACTGTTGAACAAATTGCGGCTGCTTATAATAAATATTCTCAATCCATCATTAGGAATATTTCTGCTAAAGTAAAAGAGAAAGACCTTTTAACTATTACAGAAAAAATATTAAAACTCGAAGAAAAGGGGCAGAATGTAGGCCAGCAGCAAATTGTTCAGGACGGAAAACTAATTACTGTTACAAAAGCCAGAATGCAGGGGCTTGATGAGGCAGGCAAGTCATATAATGCCTATCAGGAATACCAAAGAGGAACCATAGGCCTTACAATTAAAGAAAAAGATGAACTTGAAAATTTACGAATAGCGCAACAAAAATTAATAAAACAAATAGCCGCAGCGAAGGGGTCTGACCCCTTCATTAAAGTAGACAAACCTGTTAAAGAGGCTAAAATAAAAGTTGAAAAAGTAGAGATAGAGCCTCTAAAAGAGGTGAATTTTGGAAAGCAGATTAGCGTTCTGCCAACGCCAGGAGGGCTGCCAACAGAGGTAACTATACCTATTATACCTCGCATTGAGGTTCCGCCAATAGATCAGGATGCTTATAAAAAAATGTACAGAGCCTTACAGATTGACGAAGGAATAAAAGGATTAGCAACACAAATGCAAGATACTGTTTCAAATTCTTTTGGTGATGCTATTGCAAACGGATTGTCCGGCAAAAGTGCGGCTGCAATATTTGGAAATTTCTTTAAGACTATACTTACAACGCTTGGCCAGGGAATACAACAAATTGGCGTACAGACCTTGTTAGCTGGCAAGGCTATTATGGCAGTAAAAAGTTTGTTTGGAAGTGCGGCTGGCATTGGAGCTTCGATAGCATTAATCGCTCTTGGCGGAATAATTAAAGGGCTTGCATCTAAAATAGAAATCCCCGGGTTCGCTGACGGTGTAACAAACTTCCGGGGTGGTCTTGCAATGGTGGGTGAACGTGGGCCGGAGTTAGTACGCCTTCCAAAAGGTAGTGATGTAGTGCCTAATCATTCACTGGGTAATATTGGTGGAGGCATGAGTATGAATTTATCAGGCAATTTCAGAGTGGCAGGCACTGACTTGGTTTTAGTTCTTGACCGGGCGCAACGCTCACAAAGCAGAGTAGGATAATGGGTTTAAAGTATCAATCATCATTTACAAGTCATAAGGGGCTTAGTTGCTCGCTGGAAATCCATGCAAAGGATTACAGCGGTGATACTATTGACATTGTGTTGCATGAAAATGCAGTAGTGCACTCATGGCTTACCGATGAACCTAAACCCGCAATAAAGGGAAGTGAATTAACTATAAGTATTGTGAATTTCGGGGAAGGAATTACCGCTCTTCCGATTACCGATTTTATGGCAAGTGAAGATGATTTTTTCAAGGTCATTTTTAAGGTCGGTTCAGACACGAAATTTGAAGGCTATCTGGTGCAGGATGATTACAGCGAAATCATTGTTGATTATCCGCATGAAATAAATTTAAAGGCAACCGACAACCTCGGACTTTTAAAAGATATTCCTTTAGGTGATGCAGCAATTACCAACGGTTCGCAAACGGTATTACCCGGATTAACCATTGAACAAACTGCTCCCGATATTTTAAAGGTTACAGGAACATTCCTTGTCTCTGAAAAAGTTGTATTGATTGTTGATAGCGGAACGGCTTTAGACGGCCAGTATGCTGTTAAAACATGGCAGCACACCGGAGGCGATACTTTTATAACCTTTGAAAGCCCAATGAACGGAACGGTTGTAGGTTCTATGACTGCGACTATCACGCATATTCTTCCTATTGACCTGTCCGAAAGAATGTTATTGTCTGAACTGATTGCCCTTTGTTTTAAAGCCACAAACCTGCCTTTAGGTATTAGGGTTTATGGTACAATTTACCCGGACGGGGCGGATGATAACAGGCTGTTTGATAATGTGGAGATCACGCCTGAAAGTTTTTTATCCGGCACAAAATGGAGTAGTTGCTATGAGGTAATTGACAGGATTGTAGGCAGGTTGGGTTATACTCTTTTGCAGGCCGAAGGATTCTGGAATTTTGTTAGGTGGGATGAATTAAGATTACACGCAAATGAAATCCCCGGCAAGTTGTATGATAGCGATTTTGTTTATGACAGCGATATTACATTGGAAAACGTTTTTGTAACAGGTTTTGAGCAAGACACATTTCCGGAGGAAGGGCTTGCGTACACTGTTCAACGTCCTTTAAAATTCGATCAGGAAACTTTTAATTATCGCAATCCGGAGAATATAATCAGGAACATAGATTTTACGGAGGTAGGAGAATTGTTAAGCACCACAACAGACGGAACAGATACAATTTACGATTACCGTATGGTGGGCTGGGAGCAGGGTTTTGAATGGACTACCGGAGGTAATGGCTATATCGGCTCAACCGCTGAAAGGATAATCAGGGTAAGGATTGATGTTGACGGAAACGAAAAAGAAAGATGGGGTGTGATTCGTGGCACGAACGGAATGATTGATTCATTTGCTTGCGCCCAATCCAACGGAGTAGAGGTACGTCCGGGAGACAGGGTGAAGTATAGTTTTGATTTTAAAACAAGCGTTTCTCAACCGGGAAATGTTAATAACAATTTTAGGGTTAACCTGCTCACAACCTTAAACCCTGTTCCACGTTCTGCCAATAACCGTTATTTAGGTAGTGATGGGAAATGGAATGTAACCGGCCCTTTTATCCTTCATAACACACCTGCAGGAGATAACACGAATCAATGGCACTCGGTTAGCGTTGAAAGCGATTCCGTGCCTTTTGCCGGGCTGATAATTGTAAAGCTGGCACAATGCTGCAATAGCCCATTCACAGGCAAAGAAACCCATTACAAAAACATTCGCTTTGAAGTTATCCGGCAAATTTCCGGGAGTCAAAAAATAATAGGGCATGAACACACTTCAAGACAGCTACTCAATATTAAAAATTCTCAGTCCGACGAAATTTATGTAGATAGTTCTCCCAGTAACGCAATAGCCGGAACTCTATTTTTAGAAACCTTCACCGGCCCGGTTCAGGACTTAGTAACAACATGGAATTATAACGGAGATGCCTACGATAAATTAGGACACATAACTACCCGTGATGAACTATTCTGGCGAAGGATTCCACGATTAAAACTTGAAGGATATTTGTATCAACTCGAACAGGATGATAAGATATTATCTGCCCTTTCTGTTATGACCTATACACAGTTTTCAGGCAGTCAATTTGCATCCGGCAAATTATCCATTGATTACAGGCAGGATAAAGCAAGCCTAACTATGTTTGAGATGTACAACAGCTCAGAGGATGATGATGATTTAAACGAGATTTATGGCTTTCACTACCTCTACGAAAAGACTTAGGTCTTTATACACTATAAGCCTGTTCTGACAGGTAAACATTCTCACATTTACATAAATGTTAGTTAAGGGTGAAAATGTGCTACTGGCCGAATATATCGCACTCATAGATGAATGGGTGCTGTATGGCTGTGGGCGAATGGTGGGATCAATTCTTACAACAGACACGATAGGAACAGCGGTTGCAGGCTCGCAAGGCTGGGATACAAGTGAAGCGTCTAAACATGGCTGGACTATGTCGCTTGAAGGTTTAGTTAATCTGGAAGCCGAAAATCTTTTATCACTTCCCGATTTAAGAGCAAGGCAGATAGCGAGAGAAAAACTACTGCTAAGGATTGTAAGAACGGCTATTGATGGAATTACACAGTACACAGAGGAAGGATATGCGCACATAGTTAATTCGAGTGATGAAGGTTCTTTAAATCAGATGAATAGCTTTTCTGTTGAATTAAAAGGAACAGGCCCATTAACGCAGGTTTTTACACCAACAAATATTGTAAGCAGCGTGAATAGATTTCAATATACAGGCATAGCAGGAGAAACATCATTTACAGCCGTTACGGATATTAACGGTACACCTATCAACCTCACAGGTAAGAAGGTTTTAGGATTAGAGGTTGATGGTATTGGGTTTTCTAAAATGATTACCGCCGGCACTCCGGTTGATAAGCAATTCAAGTTTGTTGCGGCGGATGGTGAATTGACCGTTCCTATCCCGCTGGATGCAGGTATTGAGGTTTTCGGGTATTACAGAAATTAAATTATATGAAAAAGATTTTAGCGATAGCATTAACTCTTATCTCCTTTACTGCTTTTGGGCAGGATACGCCTTATGTTAAGCCGGTAACTTTAACCAGCATGGCGGCTAACTATTGGTTTAAACAACAGGTAAAAATAGACAGCGTATTGCAGGCACGCAAAGCAATATTCAGGGATTCCGTTGGATTCCAGGGAGTAACCACCGTTCCTACCGTTTCCTTTAGCGACAGTAGTAAAAAGGCAACTAATACAGAGTGGGTGAAGAAGTTTGTAAGAGATAGTATTACACCGGGCGTTCCGGGTACTCCTACTCCTGCATGGCAGTACAGGGGCAACTACACAGATGCAGACCCAACACAGGGCAGGTTAGGTTTTAAAGATAGCGCCGACCTGCATTTAATGACGAATGGAGTTATACGGGCAACCATACCAGCGGTGGGAATTGAAAGAAGCGGCGGCCTTGCTAACAAAGTATTAGTTCTAGATACGACAACTAAACAGTTATACTACACAGACATGACGGGTGGCAGTTCCGGCTCATCCCTCGACACCACCAACCTCCACGGACGTGGGGTAGCGTATGCAGCAGGGGATAGTATAGTATTACAGGATAGTAGTAAGTATAGGGTGGCTGTGGGAGGGGGTGGTACTGTTACCAGTGTTGGCGGATTATCACCACTTTTTACGGTGGCCAATGGCACCACAACGCCAACATTTTCGCTGAGCACTGCAGGTGCATACACAGTATGGGGAAATCAAACTGGCAGCTCAGCCACACCATCATACGGCAAACTCAGTTTAAATACGATAGATCCTACAGGTGGCACCAATGGCCAAGTAATAACTTTAGTTGGTGGTATTCCTGCATGGCAAAATTCTGTATCAAGTCAATGGATTAATTCAGGAAGCGATATATATTTTAATAATAAAGTCGGATTAGGTATAACTTCGCCAACAGCTAAATTACATTTAGAAACAAATAGTTTAGCTGCTACGGTAAACGATGAAGATGGAACTATACATAGCAACTCAACGGCTGC